TTGGTCATGTCAGCCCCACTATTTAGGTTAATAGGCTTATCGCCCATTACTTGGGTAACTATTTCCTGTAGTCTTTCAGTAAGTTCATTCTTTTCAGCTAAAAACTCCTCTTCCACCTGCTTTAAGGCTTCCATATCAATTTTTACGCCATTCATCTCTATCTCACAGAGAAACATCAACATATCTGACATAAAATCGATCACATTATTCAAAGATAGGTTTTCTGCCTTCGTTAAGTCCTTTAATTGAGATAAATAGATCTCACCGCAGACCTTTACGTCAGCTTCTGCATACTCAACTACGTCTGCGAGAGGTATTTCAGAGAAATCCATACCTGATTTGAACTTCTCATCAATCAACTCGCTCTTTTTGTAGCTCTCTGTCTTCCTACGCAGCGCAGTTTCTTTCAGAGATATCTTTGTTCGATTAGCATTACCTTCGAAATCAAACTCGAAGAACCTACCCTTCAGTAAGCAATATTCTATTATCATCGTGCAGATTACTTTAGGTGGAATAGGTAGATCCATCTCCTGTAACCATTCCACATCAAACTTTGCGTTATGTACTAAAAGAATATCTGCATCATTGAGGTGATCTACTAAACGACTAATTCCATCTGGCTCGTAGCATTCAGTGTGATAGAAAATATCACTGTGAACGACATCTACTGTCTCGCTACCTAGCCAACCGTAATGTGCGGAGATTAGTTTATTCTCTGGGTTTTTAGGTGAGTTATCTATTCTACCATCGATCCTTCTAACAGTAGTCTCTAGGTCAAGTACTAGTATATTAGTCATTGCTCACCTCTTTGCTGTATAAAGGGTGAGGTTTGTATTTGGTAAATTTAAAGGCGGTGTCGTTCTCTACGAGACTTATTTTTGACCAAGCTTCTAAACTCATAGGCTCAAAGCATACTATATCATCTCTGATTACTTTAACTTCAGCTTTGGGATTAAAGCCCTGAGACATTAACTCCCTAGCCATTTTACCAATGAGAGAGCCTCGTCTAGAGACCACAGTATAGCCATCAGGCTCACAAGTTACACTGTAAGAGCCTCGCAATCTTAATACTATCTTATTCATTTGTTATCCTTCCAGACCGTCCATAGAAGAAGAACAACCAGTACAATCATTAAATAATCAGACCACATAGCGAGATACCTTTCCTTGCAAATTGCATTGAACAGTTCCATGCCATCCAGATATTTTATTTTTCATCACAGTAATCCAACGTGCAGGATCATCAGGGTTGTCTGCCTGATCAAGCTTTCCGATACCTAAAAGTAAGTCAGCCTCTGACTGCTTAGATACCCTACTGCCTTCTAACATCGACATTGATAGTCGCGTCTTACCCTCTGCATCACCATTGGCTTGGGAAAGCCCAATAAGCGCACAGTTATATTTCTTGGCGCATTCGCGTAGCCTGTAGTAAAGTTCTCTAAGACGTTCATGTCCTGAGTTAAACTTCTCTGTCAGGGCTATCTTATCAGCCATATCTATTACACAGAGGTCAGGTTGCTCTTTGGCTAGATAACCTTCTAGCATCTGAATATCCCAACCTTGGGCATCAACAAAAAACAGACGGTCTTTTATTCCGCTATACTTGGCTGCAGCCGCTGAGGGATCAGCTTGTATTTCATCTTTTGTAAGACCAGTGTAAGCTTGAATAGCTCTTAGTTTTGTACGTTTTGCGACCTCTTCGTTGGCTACATAACAAACCTTTGCTCCTTGCTGACAGAAACCTGCAGGAGAGGCAGCTAAACTTACAGCAAAGGCTGTTTTGCCTACGTTAGAGTAAGCCGCAATGACACCAAATTCTCCACGACCTATGCCATATACATGCCTCGCTAATGTCTCGATGTTAAATTTAAATCGGTTAGTATCCGACACTACGGCTAGTAACTCGTAGATGTCATCTGTAACATTGTCTCCGTAGTCATCTGGTAGATAACCCGACCCAACACGCTCTAGTAAGGTGTTCAAGCTATCCATTGCTTTGCAATCACCTTCGCTCATGCGAATGCCTAGATTAGCGATGTCTAGCCCAGTGTGTTGCCGCCAGAGAGATTCTATGACATCTACTGCTACAGCTTGATCCATATGTTCAGCGTCAGCGATAGATGATATTTGATCTTCCATCTCTGCAGTCCATGATGCAGTGGAAGTTGGGTTTTTAGATTTCCAGTAAGTAAACAGTTCTAAGGGAGTTATATCCTTATTAAACTTAGTCTGGAGTTCGTTAATAGTAGTAAATAATTCTCTGAGTTGATCGTCAAATAATGCTGCTCTTAATTTTGCCTTGTTTGCCTCAAAGAACGAATTGCTTAAACAGTTCTTTAAAATAGAGTGGTTCAATGTGTTTTCCTTTTGCTAACACTTTTATAGTTGGTATTTATATGGCAGCATTACCACCTAATGAAAATAAAAAAAAGCCCCAGTTTCTACTGAGGCTCAAAAAACTTGTTAAGTTGTTGTTTTTAAATATTAATTTTGTCTAAATTTCATCCTAGAAATGTCAGGCTTGGCAGAGCCTCTTCTCTCTTTGATGTCTAAGGCAGTATAACTAATATTCTTATTTAGACTTACTAATGTATTTAAGCTATCTTGTAATTTAGCTTCCATTGATGCTGCCTCTTTGAAGTTATCTACTTCCATATCGACAAGCATTATTGCGCGTAGTTGCATATTTATATTCCTTAAAAGTTGATTAATTAGTTTCCCCCGAAATCAACTGTAAGGGCGGTCCAATGGGTGGGTTTAGCCAATTAGAACATCTACATTCAAATATACCTGAAGTGTAAGCGCGTACGTTTAGCGTATTGGTCGCAATAGATTTTTGAATACTAAAAAGTGTGAAAAAACTATTTTTTAAATACCACCAAGTGTAGCAACCAGACCGAAATCTTTTATTAAACAATTTTAGGTCATTGTTTTTAAAACGAGATCTAAAGATTATATCCCCACTTAGCCCCTTTGTTCTTTTCATTTTAATATACATTCCTCGATGTAACACTTAGTAGCATGTTTTAGGTCTTTATCTGTAAATCTAATTTTTATTCTTCTGTCATAATTCATAGCCTGGACTATAGCCTTACGACTAGCATCTTTGTCAAGTATTAAATATACGTTATTGTACTTAGTTAGTAGCTTTTTAGCAACACTAGTAAGTGTTGTCCCCAACAAAGGTAAGCCCACATAGCTATTTACTAAGGAAACATTACAGGCTGAAGGAACATCTTCTACTAGCACTAAGTTATCTCCAGTTCCTATGGGAGTAGGTTCGCTGACATCTCCGTAAGAAATCCATTTTGGTTGACCCTTTCTTATAAGTCTTCCTACTGCACCCTCGCCTACAAAAAATAACACTCTTTGGTCTGCAGGTGCGTATTTAATCTTAATTAATTTATTCTGGTATGCCTCGTAGCTGTTTACGCTCTTAACATATTGTAGGGCGTTTGCGTGGCTTTCTATACAACTAAGGATTTCAGGCAAAGGTCTAAATTGACGCACATGTATATTAGTTTTATTATTTAAATAATTCTTAGCTGCTTCTAACCCTCTGTCACCAGAGTGGATACCTTTAGTATTACAACTGGCTCTAAAACAATTCCAGAGAAGTTTACCATCGAACTTACTAACAGACATCTTCTTAGAACCACCGCAAACTGGGCAGGTGATTATCTTTCGTTCACCTTCTCTTATAGGGATGTCTTTGATTAGCTCTAGCTGTTCTTTATAGGTCATCTGGACGCAATCGAGGCTTAATTATATCCTTACTTTTTACAGAAGACTTCTCGCAGAGCATGAATATATTATGGTCAGAAACATTATCAGCCATGAAAGTATATAGAGGCTCTGCAGAGATCATAGCATCTAGGCATTGTTCGTATGAATTTAGCCAAAGTCTCACAGTAACTTGTTCATCCTGAATAGTGTAAGAAAAAACTAAGGCGGTAAAAAATGTTATCATAGTATAATCCTATATTCCGACCCCCGAAGGGTCGTCCGAAGGATACAGTCATAAGTGGGATAGTCAACACTTAACTGCAATCAACTACTGACTATTTTCATTAACAGTTTTTAACACCTAGATTTCCTAACCCATTGATTTTAAACGATAACCAACTAATCAATTGGTCGTAGGTTCGATCCCTACCGTCGGAGCCAACTATCTGATAATAAACGATTATTTAGGTTTTTATCTCTAAAAATTGGCACAAAAAAAGGAAATTGGCTTTTGCCAAGATTTGCCAATTTTTTATTCACCCGACTCATAATTTACTCTATACACAAACTGCATTGCTTCTTTTAATGTATTAAAAGAGTGTATTGCACCACCATTTTTACCAACCTGCACTTGCACAGTATCGTTCCACTGATTTTTTGTTACGATGCAATTTCCGTATTTAACATCTACTTTTTCCATTATTGTAAAGCTCCCTGCAGTGCTTCCCACGAATGTGGGTAGATAGTATTCATATCTACTGCAATGTCTATGGCGATTCGTCTGGTCTCTGTCTGGGCTTCATCCGACCTTCGCAACTTACACATCTTAGCAAATGCATCGAGACTGCCAGACCAGTAAAACTCTGTAATCATGTTTTGAGGCAGGATCATACGAGCCTGTTCTTCACATACACCTAGCTTGAGTAGCTGATTATACTTGTAGACTGCATCTTGCGTCTGACTGATTGAAGTAAGGATTGCCTCATTAGCTCTGTCATCATCTAATCTACCACCGCTGCCCTGTTTCTTGTCATCGACAGCTTCTCGCCACCACTCAGGGAAGAATAATTCTGGTTCTGATTTCACATACCTGCGCGAGATCTCATTCAGTCGTAAATATTCATGTTTGACCAGTTGCCTAGCTACGAAGATTGGGGCTTTGCAGTAAAAGGTAGCGAAACAATGCCCGAAGCATGAAAGGTGCTTGTGCGAGGCTAGGTATTTAATTAACTTCTTATCTTTATCTTTTAAGATGGGAACAGATGGACCATTACCTGCTTGCGAGTAACCGTGTGGCTCTGACTTCTTATTAAAACTCACCCTCGCAGCATTCACGACTGAGAGGTCACTGCCCATGTGATCTACTAATTTTGCTGATATCATGTTAATTCCTAATTTTCTTTAGTTGTTGTTTTAATCTTTGGATTTCGTTCTGTGCATCGAGGAGTGCTTTGTCGGTAACCTGACCAGTTTCCATCTGTTGTGCGGCTGCTTTCCAACCCACTCTATCTTCCATAACTGGACCGCCATTGTGACCAATACTGGTTAGCAGACCTCTCTTGTTCATTGCGTTGGTTGCTTCTACTTCGCCTTGTCGTGCATAGATAACGAGCATCGAAGGGTTCTTGTGACCAGTGAGAGCCATCAACTCTCTGTCTGTGCAGCCCGATCTACTAGCGTGAGTAGTACCAGTGCGTCTGAGGTCTCCGACCCTTGGGTAGGTAAGTAGTGGCTGTCCTTGTTTATTCTCTCGATCACCATCCTGCACCATCGACCACTTCAATGGCTTAACAACTGTCTGTTTAAAGACAACTGATACTCTATCTACAGTGTAAGGCTTCTTTGTAGGCTCTTCTCGCAAGATGATATCATCGATATATCTCTCGTCACCTAACAACTCTTGATGCAGTGCTAGTCTATCTTTGATACCCTGCGTAAGAGGTATAGCCATTCTAGTTTTAGTCTTCTTCTGTCTGAAGTACCCTATTCCAGTTTCTACATCACGCCATCGAAGTCTACGAATATCTACTGGACGCTGACACCAGTGGTAGCAGAGCGTGATCATAGTACCCATTGAGTATCTACCCACTGCGTCACACTGTTCTATAGCCTGAGTTACCATATCTTCATCCCAGAGGACGGCTCTGGCTTCCAATATAGGTATTGTTACTAAAGAAAAAGGATTGATATTAGCTAGACCGCATTTGACACCCTCATTCCAAGCTGCGCGTAACCGCATAAAACAAGTTACTGCTTTGTGAGTACTTACGTCCTTTTCTATGTCGTTGAATAAGTACTTGGCATGTTCGTATGTAACGTCTGTAGCTTTCATCTCATCGAAGCGTACTGACTCATTTCTCAATTTGAAGCTCATGCAGTATTCAATGTGACTAGCGTAACTTCTCATCGTGGAGAGGTCATTATCTCGATACGCAGGACTTGCTTTCCACTCGTCAATTAGGGATCTGACACTGTATTTATCGTCACAAGTATGTGTATCAGTACCACCTTTTAAGTGTGTATCTAATTTACGCTGCCACGCATAACCTAATGCATTGGCTTCCGTTAAAGTATCAAAACGATCTCTTTTAAGGTCTGGAAAATAACGTAGTAATTTAGGCGTAGGCTTCACACCATAACTTCTGCCATTTTTTCTTTTCTCAATTCTTACATAAGGAGCGATTTTCATTTGGTTGGTTCTTTCGGTTGGTTACACAGACAAACTGTTAAGAGTTGGTATTAACAGTTGGTGCTTACAACACCACCGACTATAGTGTCAATAAAAAAAAAGACCCACCGAAGTGGATCTCTTTAGATTAACCTAGAATAGTGGCTACCCTGCAGATACCTTTACTATTTCTTCCCATCCGTCATATTTCTCATCACACCAGTGAAGAGGAACGGCTTCGAAAATTTTAAAATCAACCATATAGACTATTACTAACGCCTTTTTGTCTTTTTTGACTAATTCTATAGTATTTTGTATTACTTCGCTTAGTTCTAAGGCTTGTTTGGTGTCTATAATAGTGTCCAAAACCTGCTGTACCTTTCTCCATTAGTTTAAAACTTTACAATTAATCTTGCAGTTTTGACCTAATTTTTTCATTAAGTCAACACTTAACTCTAGGCTTGCGCGAGCGCGAGTATATAAGATTAATTTATCCACAGAGTTATCTACAATAGATAATGTGATATTTTCTTATAAAATTAGTAAGATAATAAATTTTTAAAATCAAAAATAAAAAAATAAAAAATTTTAAATCAAAAAAAAAATTAAAGGCTGATCAAAAAATAAATTTGATTTAGGCAGATGATTAGTGTATTGGAAGGTATGCCACTTAATAAGGTGGCTAGGTAACCAACTAATAGGAAATAACCAAATGACTATGATTGCAGTCTATCCAACCAAAAAATCTCTGAAAGAGAATATTGGTAAAAAGCTTGCTTATATAGAGACAAGCTTATTCGGTAATGAATACAAAAGCAACGGTTCGTTCGTTGTATGTAACAGACCGCACATGACCAACATCGGTCGTGAATGGTTTGCACAAGTCACGATTAAAAACGACATCATAGTAGGTGTCAAATAAGGTGGCTTGTAATTTTGATAAAGCCATTCAGTGTTTTGATCGTCTGGCTTTATCTACTGACCCTTTTCGAGGGTTAACCAACTTTAATTTTAACCAACTAAAAAAAGAAAGGGCATAATATGCCATTAGATTTTACTTCAATTAACCGCCAAATCGAACTTCCACAACATTTGGATTTTAAGCCAGTGTTCGAGCCATCACGAATGTCAGGACACAATTTCGTGGTTAATCCAATATCAGGGGAAGCTATCGGTCACGTTAGCACCAAGTTTAACTGTGTAGACCACCAGACATTTTTCAGTGGTCTCTGGGATCAGATAACTGAGAATATGGACAGTGACGATATCTTGAACGCTCAGGTCAGATTTAAGTCGGGGCATCGAGGTGGTTTTGCACTGGCAGACATTACATTCCCATCTATTAAAACTTTGATCGAGACAGATAGCGGTCATAAGACTGAGCTTAGGCAGAGGATTATTGGTATTCACGGTGTCAATGGTTCTGCATCTAACATTACCCTGTTTGGATCAATAGATACCTTTTGCACTAACGGTTGTGTAAGTGGTGAATATTCAGTGGTTCGAAGAAAAAATACTTCTGGGTTTAATTTACCTGATTTTATTTCAGAATTACGCAGAGCTAAGAATGACTTCTATATGGAAAGTGAACGGCTCAAAGTATTTGCTCAGACAAATTTACGAGAGACCACTGTCCAAAAGTTACTTGAGGACATTATTCCCAGTGAGCAAAAGCAGAAAAAGATGTACGACCTGTATATGGAAGAGGCATATGTAAGAGGGCATAATAAGTTTGCTCTTATGTCAGCTTTTACCAATTACGCCTCTCACACTATGGGTAATGGCTTTGAGCCTAAAAATACTGCAGCTAGGGCAGAGCATGAAACATCTAATATGTTTAAGCGTGAATTAGAGGTCAATAAGTGGATGTCTGATGACCGCTTTTTATTGGCGGCTTAATCATGCAGCGTCTTAAAGCTATCCAAATAATGTCAGGACATTACTTATGTAAGAATTTTCCTGACAATTGGCATAAGTGGTCGGATCGTAAGCTCGAAAAGTTTATGAAAGACAACGTATGGCAACCTTTTGAATATTGGTCTACTGACGATGTTTTCTCAGTAATCCAAAGCGCAGCAATAGAACTCTGCCATCAGATTAAAGAGGACAGAAAGCTTCGGGAGAAATCCGATGCATGAGGAACGTATTCTTCAATTTTTAGCAGACATAATCAGGGCGGTAATAATCGCCCTGTTAACTATTTTTTTAACCTACTGGTTTATTCAAACCGTAACCAACTGAAAGGAAAACCATGTCAGATTTAATGACAAAAGAGCGAGTAAAAACATCTCGCAGAATTAAAGCCCTCAAAAAAAGAGAGCATAAAATCCGCAGACAAAATGCGATTACTCTTGATAGATTAATCAAAATGGAAGCTGCAACCCATGACCGAAAAATACCCTGCGATGTTCTGGAATTTGCAGATAAGCTTCGATGGTCTAATTCTAAACAGGGTTGGCAGCGAATAGGTGATCTCACCCTGCCCCATCTAATTCGGGCAGTGCTTAAAGATTTACCGCCACACAGTAAACCTAATTGGGTCGATTATTCAGAGTTGGATATTACCCAGAATTTTGAGGCGTCAGTATGACACTATCAGAAACCATCTCAATTGTTTGGCATGTTGATGACGTTTTAGAACAAGCTAAACAAAGAAATATTAAAATTAGCAGAGATCAGGCTACTCATTTGTTGCATCGTATGGATGCGAAGCATGATGCTACCATTGGTATCAATTGGGAAGTGATAGACTGTTACTTAGATATGCATAAGGAACTGTAATATGAAATTATCAGTAAAAGAATTTTTCGATATTCTAGATGTCGATAGTGAAAATGTCGGGGAGATTACTCTGACAAAAACCATGCTCGATAAATGCATTATTGATGCTAATCTATCAGTGGTTAAGTTCGCGGAAAGCTTAGGCGAGATAGAGACACGTTATATGCAGCCATTAGGATATGACCACGTTAAACAGGTTAAAAAATGGGAAGAGGTAACTGTCAATTTTTTAGAGGGTATTCACTACAGCCTTATTGGAAATGGTCACAGAGTAATGATCGAGGGCAAGCATCTCATTACAACGGATGAGGATGTCTGCGAGACAGTAACAGTTCGATCTAACAAGTGGACTGAGGATAACTGCAGGATCGTATTCTACAAAACCGCGCGAGGTGATAAACGCATCTCAATATCAGGTCTCAGAAAGTATGCTCAGGTAGGCGATAAAGTAGCCTTGACCTTCGGGAGTAATGGCTGTCTGATTATTAATATCAGTAGAACATTCGGAGGTGCGTCTAATGCAATATGAAATCGAAGAGAATGACGAATATACACCGCCTAAATTTTTGGTTGTGGATGAATATGGGGAATGTATGGAAAACGAAAAAGGTGAGAGCCTTTTCGATACCAGAGAATATGCCCAGAGTGTTATTAACAATTTAGAAATGAATGCTAAAGAAATTGAAGTGGATTTTCTTTTAAGTGATTTAAGTATTGCTTTTACTTTTACTGTTCACATTAACGAGGTGGGAATTGATCCAAGTAATAGCAAGGAAGAAATAGAAAAAGCGATTTATGCATTCTTTAGGCATACACCTATCGATATCGAGGAATATAGATTTGTAGGTTCGTCTAATGGCAGATGATCGAGTTTGTATGCACTATGTAGTAGATCGAGTAGAGGACATTTTAGATGCCCCTGCAGATGACATCGGTTGTTATCACGATCAGATGGTTGAAGCCTTAGATAAATTCAAACGAGAATTGATTTACAATTTAGGTGCTAATCAGAGAATTTTTCATAAAGAAAATTAGATCCAAAACATAAACTAAAAAGGGGCGGCTTCGGTTGCCCTTTTTTTATGTAGGTAGGTTAACGCCTTTTTATGATTAATAGTGAGCAAAATAGCTAAACGCACTCAGTGGGCTTTATATCGCCTCTTCGAGGCATCTCCCCACAATTAAGAAAGTGTTTGCATAAACAATTAAATTAATGCTAATTATTGGGTTACAGGCAGTGTGCCTGACAACCAACTTTGAGAGGTAACCAAATGACTAACGAAACCAAAACAACCGCAGAGATTATTAGCACCAAATTACCTACGGAAGATATTTCAAATATTTACATCGGGGAGTGGGCTTATGAATACCGCAATCCCGAAGCCTGTGAACCTTCAGATAATATTGCGACAAGCTACAATGTGACCGCTGTAGATTACAAAGGCAGAACATGGGTGCATCATTTTAAACTATCCACTGAGAACCACCATCAAGAGGAATGCAAAGAACGCCTCGCAAAATTAATAGGACGTATTCATGCTCACCTAGCATTAGGTGGTTCAATTGATCTGGAGCATTGGGGGCAAGGTCATCCTGCTTATGGTTCTGAAGCTTGGCAGGAATTCGAGAGAGAGGAAATCCAACCTGCCGCAGAAATGTTGAGCAGAGGTGGGCATTTTGAAGATTTGCCAGACAGTGTCAGGGGGTACTTCTAATGGGTAGGAAGGTATCCCGTAAATTACAGCGCAGATGTTATGTCTGCGCTAAAAATTTTCGATCAGTCGAGAGGCTTTATGACGAACATGAAACCAAGACATTTCATTTCTTTAAATACGGTGGCTTCTGCACTTTAGCATGTGCCGCAGAATATGGCATCCGAAGTCTGGATGCAGGTCATTGTTTTGATCACGATGGTAATTTGCTTACTCCCGATGCACTGAAAAATTTAAATCAAAAAAGTTAATTCGAAACAGCCTTCGGGCTGTCTGTATACCTTGGGCAAGATGCACTGATGAGAACGCCCCCAACTAGAGAGGACACTAACCATGTCAATTGTAGAAATTTTTAAGCAAGTAGAATTACGCAAAGTTAAGCAAGGCGATCTGTTCAAAAGAAAGCCATATGCAAAATCATATTTTGTAAGAAACCACTACAACCCAAAAGACTTTTTCGGTGCTGCTAATTTTACCTGCACAAATTGGGATAATGGCAATGAGGTATTCTTGAAACCATCAACACTAGTATTTGTGGAGGTTTAAAGATGTCAGTAGATCGAAAAGAAATCTTAAAAAAACTGAAAGCATTTTCAGAACGCACAGTAGAAAATGGTTGTACTGAGGCTGAGGCTATGGCTGCAGCTAGGGCAATGCAATCCCTACAGGATAAATACAACCTGACATTAACTGAGCTAGACATCGAGCTAACCGAATACGTTAACGAGAGGATGAGCCTCGGCAAAAAAGTAAGGCATCCAGTTTGGGGAGCATTACACGGCTTGATGATGTTTTGTGAGGTTCGCATTGTCGGAAAAACTGGTGGCATCGCAATTGTAGGTCAACAGCATAAAGTTGATAATGCGGTCTATCTAATCAGTACCTTGATGTCGGCAATGGAATTAGAATTCCTCAATTATAAAAATACTTGGGAGTATGACGAAGAGGTCAATTATAATGGAATGCATCCCAGAAGGGTTCGATCAAATTTTATGAATTCGATGGCTAGACGCCTCAGCTATCGGCTTTATGACATGTTCAAAGAGAGCCGTAAAAATTCTCAGGTGATGGCTAATAAATCAGCCAGTGGCACTGCACTGGTTGTACTGGCAGATAATGCACTCGATGCAGAATACCGCAGACAATTCCCCAGAACGCGGTCTGCAGCGTCCAGATCAATCGGTGGCGGTTCTGCATCGGAAGCAGGAAGGGCTGCAGCTAATAGAGTAGGTCTGAACAAAGGTGTCAGATCTGGTGGTTCAATTTCTGGATACATCGGGAGATAATGAAATGGATTTCAACAGTATATTATCTCAGCTATTCGATCAGTCTGGTGAGCTAAGTTTTAGCTCATTGGATATCAGACAATTTCAGGCTCAATCTAATCAGATGCACCCTGTATCCTATGATTTGTGGAGGGCTGATCTTTTGATTGCCCAGGCGATCTCAGGTGAAGACTTTGGGGGGGATTTATAATGGGCTATGTAAGTAGTGAGGAAGGCATGAGATTTACCCGCCTATGGTGCGGAACTAAATCAGCCTACCATCGAGCAGGAGCAGGTAAATCAGTTTTAATCAAATTGCGTTGGTTAACGGATGATGAAAAAAGCATTATCGCTTATTGGGATTTCTACGGACAAACTGCAGAAATAGCTGAGGCAAAATGCGATCAGAAGCTGCACGACATTTCACTGGTTTGTGAGGGCTACACCCTGCATAAATATTTCCTTTTAGACGGATCGTCTGGAAAAATATCTTCGGACACTTGGAAATATGCAGGAACGTCATGCTGCAGCATCTGCAGACCTGAGAAAGAGGGGGCTGACAATGGTTGATTATGCGTATTCCAATTTAGCTTTTAACTTTGGCTGTGAAATCTCGAAGATGCAGTACGTCATGGCTGAGGCTAACAGTATTGAGCTTCTAGACTGCTTCGGTTCTGTTAATCGCTTGATCGTTACCCTCAGTAAAATTTCCAATCCAAATAGCGAAGTAATGAAAGAGCTTGACCATTATTACACTAAGCGAAATTGCTTGCACATCGAGCTTACCAACCGACTGCACTATCGCGATGCATCGAGGGCTGAAAATCTGATCGAGAGGGTGAGCTAATGAAACGCATAGCAGTAGCCTTTGATGAATGCGGAACGGAGATCTTTATTGAGATGGGTAAATCTGAAACCCTCGACACATTGAGGGAGAGACATCCAGAGTGCAGCTTCCGATATATCAAGACTGAAAGCATCGATTACTGGTACGATAGGAACACTGGCGATCAGGACGATTACGGCTACTAGTACTTAGATAAACAACTAAAGAACCCTGCTTTTTAGTGGGGTTTTTTTATGTCCTACGGCTCGATCAGAATAGTATCTGAGAGGCGCGGAGAGAGTCACTGATAAGCCAAACTGTTCTCAGGTATATTTATATCCAAAAGATTTACCTGCACTCAGTGGCTCTTACATTGGCTCTGGTGACATCTAGTTAAGTGCTGGGTTTGGGAGAAAATTGCAAATAGGTATACAATCTCGCGCTTCTATCCGATTAAAAATATCCGTCAATTGTAGAAAATTTTCTTAATTAGATAGCTAAGGAATAATTTCCTGCAGCTTAGATTAATTAACTGATTTATTTTTTTCTAATTGATTGCTCGATGCTGCATTTTTCTAGGCATCAACTGTTAATGTCAGGTTATTAGTTTAAGGATCGAGCCAGTTACTGTGTTGATTTTGTTACTATTTATCTGCCTAATTTTTTTTCTTTAAAAATTTTTCCAGAGGGGGCGAGTGCCACCCCCCTACCCCCACGTTACCGTATACAACCCAGACATATTTTGGGAAAATGGCAACCGTAAACAGCCATTAGCGTATTTCTACTAGAAATATTCTGTAAAGCTTCTATATATTAGGTGTTAAGCTTGACATGTTACAAGATGTTGGGTACTATCATAGAAAAATACAGGTAACCAGTTATTTCGATAGAGCAACTTATCGGAGCAACTAATTTGAATGATAACGGACAGGACGTTACTTTAGAAGTTCCCCTCTTTATCGATAATGATTTATTCGAAGACGATGACGGTGAATTTATACTGCAGACCAGTGTATCACCAGACCTAGACGAGAAGCCAGTTATAAAAGAGCAGCCGTTTGAGGAAGTCATTAACTTAATAATCGAGTTTCACGAAGAAGACGGAGACTACCACGAGTTATACAAGGTAAGCAACGGCTTACTACATCAATCTGAAAGGATACGAGAAGTAGCAGACAAGCTTGAGTCCAGTACTCATGCGGTAGCTGACTTATTCAATACTTCTTATGAGCCACCAACCTAATCTATTTGGGTGGTTAGAAGATACTCTTCCAGACGATGCGATTGAATGCAGACACTGCAAGCAAGTAAAACCTAGAGAAGCATTTAGGTTATATCGCAGGGCAACTGGAGATCGGGAATGTAGGAGTACTTCCTGTAAGGAATGTCAGAAGCGTAATCTCAGGATAGTGAATGAGATACGAAAGACTGCCCCACCCAAGCCAGATCAGTGTCAGTGCTGCGGCAAAGAAGACAATAAACTTGTCCTCGACCACTGCTACGAGACAGAGACATTCAGAGGGTGGATTTGTTCTCACTGCAATCTCTCAATCGGCTTGTTGGGAGACAACATACAAGGAATAAAAAGAGCTATTAAATATCTAAAGTCATAGCGGTTATGCAGGTTATGACTCTACTGAGCAAACTCTCCAAATGTTATAATGTACTACAGTATATAGGAGACAGTAATGCTTAGGAAAATATTCAATAAAATTACAGATATGCAAAGAAGACGTACTGCTTATTGGCAGTTACAGAATTTAACAGACCAACAACTACACGACATTGGCGTTAGTCGAAGTGAGATATACAGGGCGGCATACAAAGATCCTATTAGATGAAGCTAGTAGCCTATCTACTTATCTTACTATTAATTACGGATTGGGGAAATGGAGTCAGAGGGCTAAGAGTAGTCTTCTATAAAGACATCTACTCCCATACTAGGGTGACTTAGAGGTATCTATATATAGAAGCCCTCTCAACTACACTCTCATTGTACCATTAAAACCGATTTTCGTCAATCATAACGTGTCGTAACTAACACTTAATTAAATGATTGCCTTAACTTCTGATTATTGGTATAATGTAGGAACTAGGCATCCAAGTAGGAGTGCCTATGAAAAGCCTTAACTTATATTACATCAGAGCCGCAATCGAAGCGAAAACAGGGCAGAGGCTAGATTTTCCCACAATAAGGCGGTTGCTTGTAGAAGAAGGGCTGATCACCCAACGAGAGTTAGATGCCAATCCTATGGCACATAAATTTAGAGGATACGGAGCCTATTTCTTTACTGAAGAGAACTCTGTGGACATACCCCCCGAACCAGAAAGATTTTTACCCACCTACTACATCGAGGAAGAGTTTGATGAATAAAAAATATGTGAATTGTGGAGCTAGTGTGAAGCCTAATGGAAAAGCCAAGATGTATGGTGGCGGTATGGCTATGAAGAAAAAGAAACCCTCTTACAACATGGGCGGCATGGCACAGAAGAAGAAAGCAGGAAACGCATCAGGAAACATGGGGATAAAGAACTCATAATCTTGTGAGTTTTTTAGGGGGAGAGAATGCTTGCAGAATTGGCTGCTTGTACGGCTGCGTATTCTACTATCAAGACTGCGATTCAACAGGGTCGTGAGTTAGTTGATTGTGGTAAATCTATAGGGGCTTTTGTCTCTGCAGAAGAAGATTTAAAGGCAAAAGTCGAGAAGAAGAAGAACAGCGTTTTTACAAAAGTCTTAGGTAAAGCAGGGGATGACTTCGAAGAGTTTCTAGCCTTAGACAAGCTCAAGCAACAGAAGCGCGAATTAGAGTCTCACATGCGGCTTTATGCAAGACCTGGGATGTATGATGATTGGGTAGCCTACCAAGGGCAGATGCGGAAGCAACGGAAGGAAGCCCTGAGAATAAAGCAGAAGGAAGCCGAAGAGCTTCGGGAAATGCTTAGTTGGATATTCATTATAGTTGTTCTCTGGGGCGGTATCTGTGGTTTAGCTTATTGGTGGTTTTTTACTTAGATGTGGTTTTTAGTTTGGTTACAGTTCATGCATGGTGAGTTCGATTACTATCACATTGATACGTTTGGCTCTGAAGAGAACTGCAAGGTTCAGTTAGAGAAATCTAAAGTCCTGATTACGAACTCTGCCAGTACAGTGGAATGCTTTGAGGTAGACAAGGGTGTATGAAACTTGTCTCCGAAGGATACAGATATGTTTTGTATGACCACAAAGGTTTCGTCTTAATTATTACCAGATGCAAGTCTATCGCCTTGAATATTATTAAATCTAGGAAGCGTAATAAAAAGAAATAATGGAAACTTTCTTATTAGTAATATCAATGTGGGGTCATAATGGCTTGGATTGGGAGTATATGGGTAATCAGTATGTCTACAATACTCCCATGACCGAAGTCGAATGTACCCGAATTGCAGAAGAGAGTTCTTGGACTAGGTGGGAGAGTAACCAATTCTATCGCATTTCCATTGAGTGCGTACCGAATAATAAAGACGGAGCATGAGGGATGGAAGATAGATTAGATCGGATTGAGACTAAAGTGGACAAGTTATCTGAAGCAATGGTTGAGATGGTTCGTATGGAAGAGCGAATGGTCACTGCGTTCAAGAGAATGGATAACATAGTCGAATACCAGAAGAAGGCAGATGACCGACTAGATGAGATGGAGAAGCAAGCCATTGTTCGAGGTCAGAAGATTGCCTTTGCTGAACGTATATTCTGGATGATTGCCACAGGCATAGTTGGTCTGTGCTTTGTATTTCTGAGGTAAATTATGGAAGAGAAGAAGCAACTCACTGACATGCAATCTCTGTTTCTAGAGCTACTGATGACACCTGAGTGTAAGGGTAACATCAGACTAGCAATGAAAGAGGCAGGATACGCAGACACAACGAGTATATCTGCAGTCGTAGGACCACTACAAAAGGAGATTAACGAGAAGGCATCTATGATGTTAGCTATGAATGCTCCTAAAGCAGCTTTCTCTATGTCCGAAGTCTTAGATAACCCAGAGGCTATGGGAGCGAGAAACTCGATAGCCGCTGCAGCCCAGATACTAGATCGAACAGGGCTGATTAAGAAAGAACAAGTAGAAGTTAATAATACAGGCGGTGCTATGTTTATCCTACCACCGAAAAATGACGATTGAATGAATGGAAAAATCGCACTCGACCCAACAAGAATGCGAAAATACCATATGCTTATGTAGCGTCAGAAGATGATCCACTAGTCTTAGTACCTGATCAGGAAAAGGCAGACTATGTAAATCAGGCTATGGATTACTTAGAGGAAGGGAACTCCTCTAGAAAAGTTGCTGCGTGGCTGATTAGTAAGACAGGTGATTCAATAACTCACCAAGGTCTTATTCTTATATGGAAGCGTTTTCGAGGCAAGGGTACGGAGAACCCCTCGAAGAGACTCAAGCAGCTAGACAAGGAAGCCAAGAAGAGAAAGCCAAAGACAACGGCTGAGAAGAAACTGGCTATAGCAAAGCGTAAGCAGACAGACGCTAAACGCAGACTTACCATAGCTAAAAAAGGATTAGAGCAACTCACTACTAAGGAAGATAGTACCTCAAGTACGCTAGACTTCGACAGTATTGATCAGCAAAAACAGAAGCAGGAAGTAGTCTTCGCACCTAATGAAGGACCACAGACAGACTTCCTAGCCGCGAGTGAACGAGAAGTATTATTCGGAGGGGCAGCAGGAGGTGGGAAAACTTTCAGCTTAATATCCGACCCCATGAGATACTTCTCAAACCCTAATTTTAATGGGTTAATTCTACGAAGAACAAATGATGAGCTTAGGGAAATTGTCTGGAAAACTCAGGAGCTTTATCCCAAAGCATTCAAAGGAGCAAGATGGGCAGAGAAGAAGTCACAATGGACTTTCCCAAGTGGTGCTAAATTATGGCTCACTTATCTAGAGAGAGACCAAGACGTTCTTCGATATCAAGGTCAGGCGTTTAGTTACATAGCCTTCGATGAGTTAACGCAGTATCCTACAGACTTTGCTTGGAACTACATGCGCTCACGACTTCGTACCACAGACCCTACCCTGCCCATCTACATGAGAGCGACTACAAACCCAGGAGGTATAGGACACGGTTGGGTCAAGAGGACGTTTATAGACCCTGCCCCTGCAAATACAAAGTTTGTAGCTAAGGACATCGAGACAGGTGAAGAATTAGTCTATCCAGAAGGTCACGAAAAAGCAGGTGAGCCACTCTTCTACAGACGCTTTATACCTGCGAAATTATCTGACAATCCCTACTTAATGGAGGGTGGTCAGTACGAGGCTAACCTACTCTCTCTACCAGAGATGCAGCGTAGGCAGCTACTAGAAGGAGATTGGTCGGTTGCAGACGGTGCAGCGTTTCCTGAATTTAGACAGAAATATCACGTTATTGAACCTTATGATATTCCGATTGACTGGGTCAGATTTAGGTCATGCGACTACGGCTATGCTAGTTACAGCGCAGTTCATTGGTTTGCTATTGATCCAAGCTATGAAACTCTAATCTGTTACCGTGAGTTATACTTAACCAAACACACAGGTAGGGATCTAGCTAGGGCAATACTAGAAGCCGAAGGTTCAGAGAAGATACAGTATGGGGTCTTAGACTCTAGTTGTTGGCACAAACGTGGGCAAATGGGTCCATCTATAGCTGAGGAAATGATTGCTGAAGGATGCAGATGGCGACCCAGTGATCGAACTAACGGTGCTAGGGTCGCAGGAAAGAACCGACTGCATGAAGTATTAAAGGTAGATGAGGATTTAGAGAGATCAGGAATACAGTTTTTCAATACATGTAGGCAGGTAATAGCAGATTTACCAATTATTCCCTCAGATCCTAAAGGTGGTGACGATATAGACCCCCGAACCTCGCAACAGAGACACACTTATGACTCAATTAGGTACGCAGTTATGAGTAGACCGAGAGCTTTCAGTCCATTTGATATTGGACATGGCGTACCTCAACAAGTCTGGCGACCTGCAGACGCAATTTTTGGATACTAATATGGCATTAATGGACAAACCTCTACCAGACGAAGACTCAGATTCTAGCTTAGTTGTACCTCTAGCGGAAACTGGTGACGTTGAAGCGGAGAATACTGAGTATCACGGTGCGGTAGCATTCATAAAGTCACAATATAACCGCGCAAAAGACGCAAGATTGAGTGATGAAGAGAGATGGCTAGACTCATACCGTAATTATCGAGGTATTTACTCCAGTGAAGTGCAATTTACCGAAACTGAGAAGTCTAAAGCCTTCATAAAAATCACAAAAACCAAGGTTTTAGCGGCTTATGCTCAACTAGTGGACGTATTATTCGCAGGAAGTAAGTTTCCTATTGGAATTGAAGCTAGAAAGTACCCAAATAACGTAGCAGATACAATTTCTTTTAATCCAAACGCCCTTACTGAAGAAAAAGTCAAAGAAGAAGCAGGTGTAGATTATAAAATACCCAATAATGTAGTGCGACCTGACCTCGCTAAAGACTTAGGCATCTATAAAGAAAATTTAGCAGTCATCGAGGACGATTTAGAACTAGGCGCAGGTAAACTACCAGGGTCTATTACTTATGAACCTGCAAAAGTAGCTGCTATGAAGATGGAAAAGCTGATGCATGATCAGCTAGACGAAAGTGAAGCACCAAAACACCTAAGATCTCTATCTTTCGAGACCGTACTGTTTGGTACTGGCGTAATGAAGGGTCCATTTGCCCAATCTAAGGAATATCCGCGTTGGTCAGAGGACGGTGACTACGACCCCATTATGGAAACCATACCAAAGATGGAATATGTCTCTATTTGGGATTTTTACCCAGATCCTGACGCAAGAAATATGTCTGAGGCAGAGTTTACCATACAACGCCACAGAATGAACCGAACTCAGCTAAGATCTCTAAAGAAACGCCCCCACTTTCGTAATGAGTCTATAGAATTAGCTGTCGAATACGGACCAAACTACGAGCGTAGTTACTGGGAAGATCACATGGAAGATGACGGTGTCAGCCATGAGATGGATCGATATGAAGTTTTAGAATACTGGGGAATATTAGATACTGAGTTAGCAGAAGAAGCTGACATAGATATTCCAAGAAAACTAGCTAAACAGGATGAGATCCAAGTAAATATCTGGATTTGTAATGGGCAGATTCTACGACTAGTTCTTAATCCATTTACTCCTAGCCGTATTCCTTATCTATCTGTTCCCTACGAGATTAACCCCTACTCATTCTGGGGTATCGGTGTAGCCGAAAATATGGAAGACACCCAACTCCTGATGAATGGCTTTATGAGGATGGCTGTAGATAACGCAGCCCTGTCTGGTAACTTAATATTCGAGATAGACGAGACTAACCTAGTACCAGGACAGGATATGAGTATATACCCAGGAAAGGTATTTCGTAGGCAGTCAGGAAGCCCTGGGGCTGCTATCTTCTCAACCTCGCCAAAGAATACCGCACAAGAGAATTTATACCTATTCGACAAGGCTCGACAACTGGCAGATGAGGCTACTGGTATACCTAGCTACTCGCATGGTTCTGGAGCCGTTGGTGGTGTAGGACGAACTGCCAGTGGTATGTCTATGTTGATGGGGGCTGCAGCGCAAAACATCAAAGCCGTAGTCAGAAACGTGGATGACTACTTACTGGGTCCACTAGGTAAAAGCCTGTTTGCATTTAATATGCAGTTCAACTTTGATCCTGAAATGGTTGGAGATTTAGACGTAAAGGCTAGAGGTACAGAGAGCCTAATGCGAAACGAGGTGCGTAGCCAACGACTACTACAGTTTATGCAGATGACTAGTAATGAGGTTATGGCTCCGTTTGTTAAATATGATTACATCCTGAGAGAACTCGCTGCTTCTATGGATCTCGATGAAGAAAAAATCTTAAACGATCCTAGAGAAGCGGCAATACAACAGAAGATGATGGCAGAGATACAAGCTATGATGCCTCAGCCACCTGCCCCACCACCTAATGCTGCAGCCTCTGCAGTACCCCCAGTTTCAGATCCTACAGGAAACGGTGGTGGAACCATAGTTCAAGGACAAGCTCCTGAGCCAGATGCTGCAGGATTCACTGGTCAAGGTGGCGGTGATAATGGCGGCAATCCACAGCCACAACCACAAGGAATTATTCAATGAAATACTGCAAACCGTGTGAATCAAAAATGACCTGTAAAACAACAGGGAAGTGTTCAAAGAAAAATTAATGGATAAGAAATTTTACCAGTCGTTATTACCTTTGGTAAACGACAAATTACAATACGAAACCTTAAAACATTACGCTGATCAAAGAATAGAGTTTCTACGAACTTCTTTAGAAACCTGTAAGGATCAACACCGCGTCTTAGAGATGCAGGGTGCAATAGCGGAACTTAGAAGGATAGCTACTCTTAGAGATGAAACTATCATGGGTGCAGAATGATATCTACTTGGGTAGCTATCGTAACAATCTGCAACGGAATGATGGCTTTTGATTGTGACTCTATAGTCCATCGAAAGACTTTCGAGCAAATGATTAATTGTCAGGAAGAGCTTACGATGTTTTTAGCTCTCGCAGAAAAGAGCAACGTCATAGCTTTTGGTGGATGCCACAAAGTTTCTGTGGACGCAAATTTACTTTAATTAGGAATATTTCATGGGTGTTCTACAAGACCTACTAGACAGGGATGAAAACGAACCACAAGGATATCTAGAACTAATGCTAGATAATGTGGTGGGTTTAGATAATAACCGCACCAGTGTAGGTGAAGCCCTTGGACAGAAGATCAACGAGGATGAACTTCAATTTCTTAAAGATACTGGAATGGGTATCTATGAAGGTGCAAAAGAGTTTGTTCAAAATCCAATAGAGACTACCAAAGAAGTAGTTACTGATGTTGCAACGTCTGTAAAAGATTTATTTACAAAAAACGAAGAAGAACGTCTTCAGGAAATGTTTGGTGTGGATAGCTCAGAAGCCACTCCTGAACAGATTAACCAAATGAGAGAAGGTAGATTTGGAGACTTTCTCAACACAGCTTCATTAGTTCCTGTGGCAGGTGGTGCTTTTAAGGCAGGTAAATCTTTAGCCAGTGTACTCCCTGAACTAGAGATAAACCCTAACACCGTAGGGATGAACTTAGGAAACATAAAATTTAAAAAAGAAAAACTAGATGACGCTGATTTAAATGACGAAAATATAGACTCTCTTACTGAAGAACTAATGTCTGTAGCAGCGTACCAAGCAGCAAATATGGGTAAGAACGGAAGCCCTCCAATAAATTCAATTAAGGGATATAAGTTATTTAGAATAAATAGAGAAACTGGAGAGCTATTCCCTTTATATGTAGATGCTAAAACAGCAATACCCATAAACGAATGGGTTCCTGCAATAGCAGGAGATTTAACAAAATCTGGTAAAGTTAAATCTGAGATAGGTGAGCTTGCATACCGTCCAGGGTTTCATGCTGCCCAATTACCTTGGGTAAATCATATTGGTTCTAAGTTTGAGATTACTAAAGAAAAATTTGACGAGCTAAAAGCTGATGGAGCTAACAATCTAATACAAGAAAATACTAAATCAGGTACAAAGTATTACGAGAGACTAAGAGATGAGGACACCGTATGGGCAGAAGTTGAGATGCCTAACGATGTTGATTGGCAGTCAGAGGCTAATGCAAAGGCAAGAATTAAAAAGGACGGTACTCCTGAAGCTAAGACTGCACACATAACAGACCAAATTCCAGTAGGTGGTACATATCTATATAATACCAAGGCAGGTAACCCTAACCAGTGGCTTATTGGCGGCTCGATGAAAATAAACAGGGTACTGGATGATGCTGAAGTAGAAAAAATTAATATGGATGCAGGGGTACTTGGTTCAGATATGCCAAGAAAACCCTACAGCCAAAACAATAAAGTACCTGCGTCAGTAGCAAAACAAACGGATGAAATGCTCAACACCAGTAAAGTCGTTCCAGGAGGTAATCCTGAGTTTGGTCCTACTGGAAGAATATCCACAAGAATGCCTCTACAAGCCCCTGTAAAAGATGAAATTCCAACGGAAGAATTTTACTCAGGTGAGCTTATTATTGATAGGAATGTAATGGATGAAGCAGGTACAACTGAAAAAAATATGGAGTACCTTGCTTCCAATCGTGAACAAAGTGATGACGTAGTAAAATCAAAAGGTAAAGAAAGACCTTTATTCACTTCCACAACTCCTAATCCGTATGAAGATATAGGAGATGTACCCTACTTTCCTGGATTTAAAGCATTAGAAGGAATGTCTACGGAAGACAGGGTAAAGTTCGTATCTGCTATGCAGAAGGAAAATTTAGAATGGGTAATGACTAAACTACCTAAAGGCTTTCAAGACAGAGCAAAACTCTGGTATACTGGTGCTAATAGATTTTCAGAAGAGCTTGCTTCTAAATATGGCGTTCCAAGACAGTCAATGTCAGGAGTCCTTGCAGCACTATCACCTCAAAAGGATTGGTTTCAAAATGCATCTCTTGCTGAACGAGTAGCAGATGCCGCAATCAATAATAGAAACTTCCCTTGGTCCTCTGAAATGAGTGCGGTTGTAAATAAATACCCCACTTTTAAAACAGGGGGTCGTGGTAAAAACGCAGCTATTTGGGAGAGTATTCAAGGAAAGAAATACTCTGAGTTAGAAACCACTAAGCAGAAGGCTATGTGGATAAGAGCGTATGATGAAGCGCATAATCCTAAAACCTATAGAGCCTTAACACCAGAAGGTGATTTAGGAGACATAATTCTATCAGGTAATTCTCCCAAGGATATTGCATGGGGTGGATTTAATCCCATTGAGAAAGCGGTAGATGCTTTGGAAAGTGGTGGAGATTTTAAAGTTTTATCCGATGCTATGGGCGGTCAGCACAAGGTAAGAAACTTCTTTAATAATATAGAAGTGCCTTTTTCAGATATGGGTGACGTTACTATTGATACTCACGCTATTGCGGCTGCTTTAATGAGACCTTTGGGAGGAGATGATCGATTAGTTGCACAAGGACTTGGTGCAATTGGGGGTCAGAATAAATACCTTGGGGCAAAGGGTAATTATGGTTTTATAGCTGATGATTATCGGGATGTAGCAGATAATAGAGGACTGCTTCCAAGGGAAGTACAATCTATTACTTGGGAAGGTATTCGGTCTTTGTTTAATAACAAGAGTGATGCCGTAAAGCGCAAAGTAAATACTATCTGGTCACAAGTGGATAAAGGCAATCTTACCCAACAACAAGCTTTAGATCTAATTGAGTCAGAATTGGGGGGGTTTGGTGCAACCAACCAAGTACTTACGCCTAGAACTAATAGATCAATATCTGCAGGTGGCTCGACTATGTTTGCCGCAGGAGGACTAGCATTGCTCGATGAAGCAGAGGAAGAAGAAGGTTTTGCTTCTCCTAAATAAGGAAATTAAATGGACCCTTTAACACAGCATCATTTTTATAAC